CGGATCAAGCCTTTGCGACTTCAAGAACTCATCCATCCACTTCTTCGGATCTTTCCCATAAATCGGATTAGCAACAACTGGCGTCAGATTGGCAATGGTTTGATTCTGAACGTCCCGCTCCACCATGGCCGAAGCGCCTCGGGCTTGAACTTGGAAGTCGCCTTTCTCATTGTCATCGCCGTACTGAAGAAGATAAGCATAATAACGGCGGATGTGCGGTTCGGTAATTCTCTCATCGAACAAAGTGGCAATACGTCTTAGAACGGTGGAGGCATTCGTATTCTGGAGTTGAGACTGCCCTAGCGTATTGGGAGTTCTTTCAGACATCTGGCCTTGCATGATCAGCGGAAGACCAGTTACATCTTCAGCCATCCTCAAGCCTAACCGAATGATGTTCTCCAAGTCTTGTTGGAGCATGGGAGCGACAACATAACGGAAAGCGTTATCCAGGTGACTGGAATCCGCTGATTCATCCGCCAGCCAGATTTTCCAAGGCTTAATGACGAAGATTCCGTCTTCAGGAGTCACTACGCCGTTTTGGACCAACAACATCGGACCACCAGCCGCACCGGCATTGTCCATCATGTTCCGGCCACCACCATTCACGATTCGTTGCGGAGTTCTGATCTGTCTTGCAACTCCAATCCCCCAGGGACTTCCTTTCCGCTTCTGCCATACCATGTAGTCGTAAGGGATTTCACCTTTCTTGTTGATGTTTGGAACGGCCTTAATCACTCGGTTGTTGATCATCGTCACATGAATGTCCATGGAATTCAGACATTCACAGTCTTCCTCACAGCCACAAGGCTTTTGAAGGTTCTCCGCTCCTTTCAATTCATCATAGGAAAGACGGCCATAGTAATACCAGATTTGGAAGAGATCCTTGGTTTCTCTCTTTGAAAGCCAGTTCAATTCCCTTGAGTCATTCTCCCGGCAAGAACCTTCATACGGCCCTTCCTTCAAGACTTTCAGGATCTGACTGGAAATGTAGTTTTCCTGGCCTAGAAGATTTTCGACTTCTCTTCTGGAAATATCATCCTTCTCCCAGTGGTAACAACCGTTCTGGATATTTTCCCCGCAGGCTGGATCAGGATAGCAGTTCCACGGATCAACCCGGAAAGACGCAGGCGCTATAGACTTCTTCAGAACCAGAGCGCCACCGACAAAAGCCATTTGAGTCACTTCTATAGGAACCGGCCCTTTCAGAACTCCTGTTCCAATTTGGGTTGTATCTTCAATGATCCGAGAGACTTCAGAGTTGAACTGACATTGAACATGCCAGTCTTCAATTCGTAATTGTGCCCGTTCACATTTCGCCTTGGCCTCCGCCATGACCTCCTGCATTTCCGTTACCAAGTCGGTTTTGACTTTGGTAGCTGTCTCTGGATCTTGCGGGAAGGCTTCGTCGATCTGTTTATTAATTCTTTGTGGGATCTTCCCGCCTGCAATTTGAATCATGTCCGGGACGGGAGTTGGACCTAGCGCCCAGTTCCTATCCTTTGTCGGGAGGAGCATGTCTGAAACACGGGCAGAAGCAGCATCACAGTAAGGACGGGTAATGTTGAGAAAGACGGTAGAACCTACTTCATCTTCCGGCCTAGTGGTTCCTTGTGGCTTGGTATTTCGATCTTCCCGATTGACGTTATCAATTCCCTCATAGAATTCTTCGTCTTCCTGCCATTCGGTTTCAATGCCCTTTCTGTGATCTATAGCCAGTTTCCTGGACTCAGAAAGAGCCAAGCCTAGCTGTGTAAGCCAGACTTCCGTCATGTCATCCTGTTCAACCATGTAGTTCATTTGCTTTGCAGAACCAAGACTGACAGAGCGCCGGAAGTATAAGCGGTGATCCTGGCCCTTATACCACCGACAGGATAAGTGATCGAACCGAAGTCATCCGCCGTCTTCCCCGTCAAGGTATCTTTGTAAACCGGGATCAGGGTTTGAGGCATCGGGTGTAAGGTATGTTCAAGACTGTAAGTACAAGTACCTGTTATATCGACACTGACTCCAAATTCCACCGGGTACGTCAGACTTGGTACTATAGTATCAGACACCGCGCCTTGAGCTGACAGAGGCCCACCGATAATATCGCCGGTAGGATCAGCAGAAGGAGTCACTGAAGTTATAGTTCGCCAGTAGTAGGTGGAATGAACCGTCGTGGCATTCGGACCTGTTAAGACTTCTGTCTGAGCTTGCAAGTCTGCGTTTGTCCCCACAATCGTAAACGTCTTTCCTGAATCATCGGCTGTACTTGCAACAGAGAGTTTCTGAGCTTCACCGAAGACACAGACTCCACTAGCAACTAAAGCGCCGTTCAGCGTGATCGTCGCCGCTGACTGGGTTTGGAAACACCCATCCGCATCATTCTGAAGGGCGTCAATCGTCGCCACATATCGAGCGGCCTCAACTGAAGGCGCAAGGAAGAACAGGAGAAGAAGTAGCTTTTTCATCAGTAGCCTATGCCTCTGTCTTTGATTCGGTGACGTTGAACACGAACATGCGTCTTAGAAACTCCGGGAGCTTTCATGTCGATGTCTACAATTCGGGAACACATGTCTAAGAAGTCGTCGTACTTACCCACTGGAAACGGCAGATATTCTACCTCAACAAACTGATCAATAATATCAACAGGTTTCCCATCAATCGTTTTGAACAGTTGTAACGGCAACCAGAAACGGCCATCAGCGAGAATAGGAATTAGTCTTCTTACCCGATCTTCCTTCGCCAACTTCCCGGAAAGCTCCTCGATCTTGAACCGATAACCCTCATCTTCCATGACATATTGAATATGCACTATGTCTGAGTCCTTTCCATATTTTTCGTAGTATACGCCCTTGGGCTTGTACTTCCGATGCCATCGGAAAAGCAATTCCGTCCTTTCCGTTAATCCAAGTTTGTCCCTAATTCCGTCAATCAGATAGTAGTTGTTGTCCTCACAGTATTCAAAAACGCCTATGGCTGTATTGTCCTTCTTCCCTCGATGGCCTTGTTTCTTCTCACCACCCGGATCAACGATGATATATCGATTCCCGTTCTTCGGCTTTTGGGTATAGAACTTCAACCAGGACTTCTTTAACTCTCCACCGCCTTTCGGAGCTGGCCTTTGTTGTAACTGCCCCGCCGCTCCATAAGGCCCAAGGTATCTTTCTAGCTCTGCAACAGATTGATCATTGAATCTTTGAGGGAAAAGAAGCTCTCCTTCCTTTCTCGGATCTTTCAAATCTGGACGGCCTATTTCATTCGGATCATACGTATTGTCAGGATCGTACCTCATCGGTATAACAAGGTGCGTCCAGCCACCATTCTTTAGAAAGAATCCTGTGGCGTCGTCCTCATGAAGTCTTTGCATGATCAAAACCACGGCAGATTTGTTCGGATCATTCAACCGCGAGGCCCAACCCTGCTCCCAGGCTTCAATCACAGATCGTCTTTGGACTTCACTCTCCGTCTGCTTTGCATCATGCGGATCATCCCAAATCAACGTATCAGCCCGTTTTCCAGTAACCCTAGCCAAAACACCTTGGGACTGTCTATGCCCTAAAACCGTATTGGAAAAAAGCTCCTTCTCCCATTGCGCCGGGTTCTTCTTAACAATATCTCCCCACTTCTCTTGAAACCACTCCCCCTCAATCAATGTCCTCATCTTCATCGCGTCCCTGACAGCTAAGATCCCATCATTACTGCCCGTCAGAAACTTGTGATTCGGCTTCCTACACCATACCCAACTAGGGTAAAATACGTTTACAATCAACGACTTCATTGTGCCAGGCGGAATGTTGACTATCAGCCGACGGATAACCCCAGCGTCAAGAGCTTCAAGATACCCGCAAAGAACATCCATGTGCCAATTCCACAACAACTCCCTGCCCGGTTCTAACTCCGCCCACGCCCCCTTAATGAAAGCCACCAAGGACTTTTGCATCTCAACCTTCGCACTCATCCCCTCAATAGACGAAAGCATCTGCGCCGCTTGGTTAGGACTCAGCTTATCAAGAAAACTCCAGTCAACTGCTTGGCTCATTGAAACCAACGCTCCGCACCAGGAATCAACTTCGATAAACCCCAAAGGCACACAGCCCCAACAACAGCCAATAACCCCCTATCCCATATCTCATCCCACTTCCGCCGCTTCATCGATAACTGATCTAACTCCACATGCTTATCTTGATGGCTATCAGGAATCAGACTCCTTACTATCTGGATCTCCTGCTTCACCTCATCATGTTGCCTACTCAGTACAGCTAATCCCTGCTCCAACTTCTCAGCCTGCCGCTGCCCATCCCTTACATGCTCCGCAAACTGCCCCATGAATGTCTCCAACATCCCGTCTATCTTCCCTAAAAGACGCTGATCCTCTGAGTCCATAGCAATTCGCCTTAACCTGTATACCCCATATTACCATGGGACCCATACACCTTAGAACTTCCTCCAAAACACCCATACCTCATTTAAGCCGGTAGGGGTGGACTCCCACAGACTTTTCATGAAATCTCATCGTGAAATATCCAGCCGTATCTACGCCGTATATGGGCTTCAAGGCATTCGCGTGGAAAATAGGGGCTTTAGTGAAATCTGTACAATTACCTGTGGGGGGTGAGTGATATGGGTACCCTGCGCCGGAGTCCCGCGATTCAGGGCTACCGGGGAGGCGAGATCAAGGCCGGTGGGGCATCTTCCTGGCTGGAACGAATCAGGACGCAGCATCCAGCCTACCGCCTACCGCTTGTCATCGCAGAGCCTAGCGCCAGCGCCACCACGACACCGAGAGCTACCAACGATGGAGTCCATGTCCCGAGCATGTCAGCCGCCACCCAAAAGGGTAGAAGGAATATCAGCGGATAGACAATCAGCCCGGCTATGCCTATCGCCACATCGACTATCGCAGCCCTGTCCATCTGTCCTCCACCTCTGTCGCCACCATCACACCTATCGCCACGACTGCCGGTATCCACGCACCTACCGCGAGACTGTACCCCACTATCAGCCCGAGCAGCGAGTAGATACCTATCCTGATCACGCGCCTTACCTCTACTGTCAGTATATATCCCCGTGTTTTCGGAGACTCATCATAACAATATCAATGGGTTACGAAACCACCACAATCGCATAATCGGGTACTTCGGGTGCCGAACTGGCAAACCAGGCGACTGTGGCGAGAGGAATTGGTTACTTTCTGTACAGTTGCATGGCTATCTATGTACCAGGTAGCGTGATTAGCGACACACCAGCACGGGAAATCGGGCATTATCGACTGTCCTCACCCTCAGAGTTATCCACAGGCTGCTCGATTAGGCGCGGTTGAGACTGTACCTGAGCACCTGCTATCTGACGCAGCCTCTCTACCAACTCCACCCTCTGCGCCGCTGGCAATCCAGCCAATAACCCGGCCAATCCGTCACGCTGAAGGTTGTCCCGGAGGAAGAACCCTAAGTGCTTGCCTATCGACTCCCACGCTCTCACACGGCTTGCAGCGGGCGTATCCTTGTCTGTCGCGAGTCCGTGGAGGCCTTTTAGGACGTCTTGCAGGTCTAATTCGAGGATTTGTTGGGCGGACATGGCGGCTTGGGCTAGACTTAACCGAATAGCGCGGGTAGCCTCAACCTTGCACGCTGCTGTGTGTAGGTTAGACGGCGTTGTGTAGCGCGAGGTGTGCTTTGTTGTCCCATCTGATAACTGTATGGAATGCCTGTATATCCCGGAGTGTCCGGAGCGCAAGCCCATCTCCTCATCTTTTTTGCGTGTCTCTCTGCCTCCTGTGGGTATGCTGCTCGATAGGCGTCTACTTTGGTGGAGCCGTGGATACGATGATGGATGTATGTCTGTTGCTGTGCAGTGAGACGTGGAGGGATGGGCGCAGGGATGGGCGCATTGCTAGGTGAATGATTGGGCGAGGATTGGTGCTTATCTATCAGCGACTGGCACTGCGCCCGGGCTGCTATCGATACTGCGTGTGCGGGATTGGCTACCGGACTCCCATCTATATAGATAGTGGGCTGTGCCTGCACCTCGGACTCTGATCTCCGAGCTATCGCGTATTGCTCGCAGTAGTGGACTAGCTCTGCACGCTGTAGCAGTAGGGCGGGACAGCGAGCAGATAGCTCAGTGTGTATCTCGCTCCAATACCCGAGCGCACACTCCGACAGCCCGTCTGGCGCTGTTTTGCCTGATTTGCTGCGTCCTTTGAAGCTTTTCTTGATATGCGTCAAGGTTTCTCCCTCTTTTTTACCACGACTCAAAATAGGTTTTGACACGTTAACGCTGATCGATCACAATGGGCACATCAGATGAGGAGCACGACATGGACAAGCTAAATGACAGGATTGGCATAGTGTTATTCGGACTAATCATCGCTGGTCTGATTTTCCTGTCTGCGCCTTTTTGATACAGAGATTATATCACAAACAGAGGATACAAACATGAGACTACACCCGGAATCAATCCTAGACACCCTGATTGCAGAAGTATTTGACACATACTCAGAAGCCGAAGCGGAAATGATCCTCGATGCAGGAATGGATGCTATGTTCTCCGCTCAGAGCGATGGGAAAATTGAGATTGACTGCACTCGCGCTCAAATCAAGGCAATGCGGAAGGCAATCAAAATCATCAATGACATCCCTGAAAATCACACCACCCTCAATGGCGACACCATTATTTGGCCAACTCCATACGGATGGATATTCCTGTACTACGTCAGCTGCCAGGGATGGGTGATTGCATGCTCCGGGGACTTTGGTGGAGAACCCGGAGAATGCAGTGTCCCTGCAATCCCGTACACCAAAGCCAACGTCAGGTTGCTGTCCCGCTACTGAGAGCCAAAAAGAGGACGCGAATATGATCGGCAAAACAGCAGCAATCAACCAGGCATCAAAAGCAGTATCTGCACCCATCGGACAGGACACATCATGGCACCTGTATGGACCGTATGACATGAGTGATCTCGATGGTCCATCCACAGAGATCACGGCAGACAGCTACTGGCACGCACGCGCCGAACGCACAGCTTGGGTAGCTCAAATAGCTCTGCGAATACTAGGTATGTCGGGTGAGGATGCTGACTATGCAGTACACACAGCTCCCGACAAATACCTGACCACTGTCCGCGCCATCGTGGATGCCTACGCACCCAAATAGGTGTACTGACGAGCCGTAAATCGGCGAAACCCGGGCAACCGGGTATACACCAACCAGAGGGTACAAAAATGCAGATCATCAGGTACGAAACCATAGGGCAGTATGCGTATAGCATCCTGCAACTCGGTGGCCCACTGTACCATTGCCACAAACAGGAAGTGACCCATGATGGGTTTCACTTCCCCGGAGAGGTATTTGCTGCCAGTTCCAATCTCCAAGTTGCGGAAAACGAATACAAGCTCGTAGTGGAACATGCATGGATGGCGCAACCATGAAAACCCTAGGCTCCAGACTAGCTGCCAAGCGGGCCATCATCACCCACCACTGCCCTGTCTGCGACTCCGCTTTCCGGGCACTCAAAACAGCCCGGTACTGCTCGAATAGGTGCAGGCAGAGAGCGAAACGGGCAAGGGCTGTAATCGAAAACTCAATGAGGTAAACCCATGAATCCCATCGACCTGCTAGACCGTCACACTCACGGCACATTCCGAATATGGACGCTCGCCGGACCTCGATACTCTGGCGTCCGCGCTGAACTCATGGCCGCGCTCAAGGGCGAGAAGGTACCGAAAGCAAAAGCCGGTATCAATGCCCTGCGCTCTGAGTTCTATGCAATCGCTGGTGTTCCTACCAATGTTTGCGAGAGCAAAAAAGAACATGCATTTATCGAATACTGCATGAACCATTAGACCAATCAAAACCCGATCAAGAAACCACTAACCCATTTTACCACAATAGAGGATTACAAACATGTTGCTTTCTACCCTTCAAACAGCTCTCAAATTCTGCAAGCCAGCAATGGCTATCAAAGACGTTCGCTACTACCTGAACGGCATTGCAATAAAGCCCTGCGCCCATGGGATCGAGTTCCTGTCCGCTGACGGGCACAGGGCACACAGGATCACGGCAGTCGAGTCTGGATTGCCAATTCCTGGAACCGTGATTCTGCCGGTCGCATTCGTTGACACCCTGATCAAAATCAAACCAGCTTCAAGGTCGTTTGATCCTGACGTGGCGATCGTCTGCTCGCAATCTGTCGAACAGGGCAGAATCGACCTCATATCCGTTTCTTGCGAAGGTTCAACCTACACCGGACAATTGATCGACGGCGACTATCCAGACCTCGATAGAGTAACACCTGATGACTCAACGGCAGATGGCGAAATAGCAATCAACGGGCAGTTACTCGCTGATTCGGCCGCTGCACTCGCCAAGCTAGCCGGGAAATATGGAATAATCTTCCGAGGGAAAGGCAAAAACCAGCCCATCAAGATGGTCGCGACACCAATCAATAGCTGGCTGATCAATGCGGTTGCTATTGTGATGCCGATGAAACTCTAGCACTCACTCCCACACCTAACCAAAGAGGATACGAAAAATGAAATATCACATGACCTTTGTAGTGGCACTCGCTGATCTATATGAGAATGGTGGAGCGATGAGTTTTGACCACCCCTACTGGATCACTGGTGATGCCAAAGACATCGCATCACTTGGGCATGATCCCATCCAATCCACCATTAACGCTTTGCGAGTAGGCGGATTTTCAGAATCAGAATTATCGGCATTCACTGCTGATTGGGTTGATTGATCTAGCACTCTTCCCCATACCTAACCTCACGGCGCTGCTTAGACCTATCAAAGCGGCCCGTGAGGGCAAACAGAGGACACAAAATGCACCACTCTATCAAAGTCGCAATCGAAATCATCACCGGCGTTACGCTCGTTGTTCTGGCATACGCCTTCGTTACCGCTGTTTTTCTGATCTGAGGATACAAACATGACAATCGAACGCAAACACATTGATGCAGACCGCTATGCATTCGACTTTAACACCTGCACCAGCGAGCTAGGATGGGCACAAGTCGATACTACCCAAGACGCATGGTACTACGGAACATGGGCCAATCCGATCACCCTTGAAGTAGTGAACTACTGCGAAGGCGACGTGACGCATTCCAAAAACGCCACCAAGCAAGAATTCATCGCTGAAATCCATGCCCTGCACAAATGGAATTCGGACAATGGGTACTGGAAGGGAATCGATGGAATGTGCAATGAACGGATCATCAACGCCTTTACTGCACTCGGCCTTGCCCATCTGCTTCACTAAATAAACCACCCAGGGAGTCTAACCGGCTCCCTTTAACCAATCCTGCACCACATCCGACTTGCTAAACACACACTCTGCCGGTAACTCCTCACAAGCCCTGATCTCACAGTAGCACGTCCCGCCCCGCTCGATCCTGCTAACCCTAGTCCCGAATTTTGAGCGCATATCTGAGAGCATCTGATC